CAAGGTCGCTAAAGAACCTATCGTTGAAACTGATGATGACATTTCAGCCGATAGACTCAAGAACGCTGCAGCCACTAAAAAGCTCGCAATATTCGATGCATTTGAGATTTTAAACAGAATAGAAGAAGAAAAAGGTTTGTTGGAAAATAAACCTAAAGAAAAAGAAGATACTTTTAAAGGATTTGCCGAAAGAAGATCTAAGTGATGTACAAACAAAGTTTATATAAGGTTATCGAGCCCATAAAAATAACCACCATTAAAAGATTAAATAGATCTAAAAAATGGGAGTATGGATATAATAAAGAACACGATGTTATTGTTATATCTAAAAGCGGCCAGATTGGTGATGTGTATAGCATTCAGGGTCTTAAGATAGCATTACCCAAACCAACAAACGTAGATAACACGAATAATAAATGGGTTGCACACGAGTACCCTAAGGAGCTTAAATCTGTTAAAAGTATATTTGATTGGAAAGATTATCCAGATGAGTTTAAACAAAGGTGGCATACCTATATAGACGCCGAATTCACTAAAAGAGATGAAGGATACTGGTTTAATAACAAAGGAACGCCAACTTATATAACAGGAACTCATTATATGTACCTACAATGGACAAAGATCGATGTAGGTAAGCCTGATTTTAGAGAAGCAAATAGATTATTCTTTATATTTTGGGAAGCTTGTAAAGCAGATGCAAGGAGTTACGGAATGTGTTATTTAAAAAATAGACGTAGTGGATTTTCGTTTATGGCATCTGGGGAAACAGTCAACTTAGCAACTATATCATCCGATTCAAGATACGGTATATTATCTAAGTCTGGCGCTGATGCTAAAAAAATGTTTACAGATAAAGTAGTTCCAATATCAATTAACTACCCGTTCTTTTTTAAACCGATTCAAGATGGTATGGATCGACCTAAAACAGAACTTGCGTATAGAGTGCCAGCATCGAAGCTAACCCGTAAACGTTTTGAATCAAAAGACAAAGCATTACAATTAGAGGGATTAGACACAACTATTGATTGGAAAAATACTGGGAACAACAGCTATGATGGTGAAAAACTCACGCTGCTTGTGCACGATGAAGCTGGTAAATGGGAAAGACCAGAAAACATTCTTAACAACTGGAGAGTTACTAAAACAACTCTTAGATTAGGTTCAAGAATAATTGGCAAGTGTATGATGGGTTCAACAAGTAACTCATTAGACAAGGGTGGTGAGAACTTTAAAAAACTATATAATGACTCGGACGTTACGAAAAGAAATAAGAATGGACAGACTCGCTCGGGATTATATTCTTTGTTCATACCTATGGAATGGAATTTCGAAGGATTCATCGATTCTTATGGAATACCTGTCTTTAACACACCAAGCAACCCTGTCAAAGACCACCAGGGAGATAATATCGACATCGGGGTTATTGAACATTGGGAGAATGAAGTTGAGGGATTAAAAGGAGATCAGGACGGTTTAAATGAATTTTATCGTCAGTTTCCAAGAACTGAGGAACACGCATTCAGAGACGAAACAAAAAATAGTATATTTAATTTAGTAAAAATATACGAGCAAGTAGATTTTAACGAGGAAGCAAAATATAGTGCTTTAGTTACAAAGGGAAGCTTTCAATGGCAAAATGGTATTAAAGATACAAAGGTTGAATTTATACCTAATCCAAACGGAAGATTTAATGTTAGTTGGGTTCCACCCGCACATTTACAAAATAAAGTAATACTAAAAAATGGAATTAAATATCCCGGAAACGAACATAGCGGTGCATTTGGCTGCGATAGCTACGATATATCCGGGACTACCGACGGCCAAGGATCTAAAGGTTCTTTACACGGTCTCACAAAATTTAGCATGGAAGAAATTCCTGCTAATATGTTTTTTTTAGAATATATAGCTAGACCACAAACAGCGGAAATGTTTTTTGAAGATATATTAATGGCGTTACACTTTTATGGTATGCCAATACTAGCAGAAAACAACAAACCTAGATTATTATACTATTTAAAACGAAGAGGATACAGAGGCTATTCAATGAATAGACCTGATAAAATATGGAATAAATTATCGGTTACTGAAAAAGAAATTGGAGGTATACCGAATTCAAGTGAAGATATTAGACAAGCCCATGCTGCTGCAATTGAAAGTTATATAAATAATTATGTAGGTGAAAAAGAAGATGGCAGTTACGGCGATATGTATTTTAATAGTACATTAAACGATTGGGCTAAGTTTGATATAAACAAAAGAACAAAATTTGATGCGGCAATAAGTTCAGGCTTAGCGGTTATGGCATGTAATAAAAACAGATATGCGCCAAATCAAACAAGAGAATTAAAAAGTAAAGTTAATTTTAGTTTTTCTAAATATAACAATAATGGAAATTTTTCAAAAATAATACAATAGATGGCAAGAGTATCACCAAAAGGTATTTTTCCGAGTCAAGCAGTTAGCGACACAAAAAAAGGAGGCTTAGATTATGGCCTTCAAGTTGCTAAAGCTGTTGAGTCAGAATGGTTCAAAAAAGATTCAGGAGGATCTCGCTATTTCTCTAATAGAGATAACTATCATAACCTTAGGTTATATGCTAGAGGCGAACAAAGCATTAAAAAATATAAAGATGAATTATCCATTAACGGTGATTTGTCTTACTTAAATTTAGATTGGAAGCCAGTGCCTATTATCCCAAAATTTGTGGATATAGTTGTTAATGGTATTGCTGAGAGAGCATACGGATTAAAAGCTTTTTCTGTTGATCCTATCGCTAGCAAAAAAAGAACAGATTACGTTGATGGAATGTTGAACGATATGCACGCCGCCGATTTCGCTGAAGAAATTCAGAAGACGTTAGGTGTTAACACATTAAATAATCCAAAAGAAGAGTTGCCGGAAACGGAGGAAGAATTAAATTTACATATGCAATTAAATTATAAACAATCAGTAGAATTAGCACAAGAGCAAGCTATTGATAATGTATTTAATTTAAATAAATATGAGTTATTAAAGAAAAGATTAGATTACGATATTACAGTTTTAGGAATTGGAGCTGTAAAAAATAGCTTTAATACAGCGGAAGGAATTAAATTAGAGTATGTTGATCCTTCTGATTTAATATATTCTTATACAGACTCGCCTTATTTTGATGATTTGTATTATGTAGGCGAAGTAAGAAGAGTAAGTTTAATAGAATTAAAAAAACAATTCCCACAATTAACAACAGAGGATATTGAAGAAATTGAAGGTAAAGGCAATAGCTCATTATTATACAATCAAATTGGCGTAAACTCTTCAGATAAAAATTTTGTATATGTTTTATATTTTGAATACAAAACATTTGAAAATCAAGTTTATAAAATTAAAGAAACTACATCAGGAGCTGATAAAGCAATTAAAAAAGACGATAAATTTAATCCACCCAAAGATTCAAGGGCTAGATTTGAAAAAGTAAATAGATCTATTGAGTGTCTATATGAAGGTGCTAAAATTGTAGGCCACGATAAATTATTAAAATGGCAGAAAGCTGTTAATATGACAAGACCTAAATCTGATATTACAAAAGTTCAGATGAGTTATAATATTGTAGCCCCAAGAATTTATAAAGGTAAGACTGAATCGTTGGTCAGTAGGATGACATCGTTTGCTGATATGATTCAAATTACACATTTAAAACTCCAGCAAGTATTATCGCGTATGGTGCCAGACGGTGTTTATTTGGATGCTGATGGTTTAGCTGAAGTTGATTTGGGCAATGGGACTAATTATAACCCACAAGAAGCGTTAAATATGTACTTCCAAACTGGTTCTGTTATTGGTAGATCAATGACACAAGATGGTGAATTTAATAACGGTAGGGTGCCTATACAAGAATTAAGAGCTGGATCTGGCGGTTCGAAAATACAAAGCTTAATACAATCTTACAACTATTATCTGCAAATGATGAGAGATGTTACTGGATTAAATGAAGCAAGAGATGGTAGTGCACCAGACAGAAATGCATTGGTTGGTTTACAAAAATTAGCTGCAGCTAATAGCAATACAGCGACAAGACATATATTACAAGCTGGATTATATTTAACTTTAAAAACTGCTGAAGCAATATCATTAAGAATATCAGATATATTAGAATTTTCTAATACTAAAAATTCATTTATTCAATCTTTAGGTAAAATTGATGTTGCTACTTTAACAGAAATAAAAGAATTACATATACATGATTTTGGTATATTTTTAGAATTATCTCCGGATGAAGAAGAAAAACAATTGCTAGAAAATAACATACAAATGGCTATATCTCAAAAGCAAATAGAATTAGAAGATGCTATTGATGTAAGAGAAATTAGAAATTTAAAATTAGCTAATCAGTTATTAAAATTAAGAAGAAAGCAAAAGTTTGAAAGAGATAGACAAATCCAAATGGAAAATATCCAAGCACAATCCCAAGCTAACGCTCAGTCAGCTCAAGCGGGGGCTGCCGCAGAAATACAAAAACAGCAAGGGATTGCTGAAAGCAAAGTACAAATTGCGCAAGCACAATCGCAATTTGATATTGCAAAACTTGAAAGAGAAGCACAAATTAAAAAAGAGCTAATGGAGTTTGAGTTTCAACTTAATATGAAGCTTAAAGAGCAGGAGAATCAGGTGATTAACAATAAAGAGAAGTATAAAGAAGATCGTAAAGATAAAAGAACGAAAATACAAGCGTCACAGCAAAGTGAACTTATAGACCAGAGAAAATCTGGAAAACCACCAAAAAACTTTGAATCCGCTGGATTTGACAACTTAGGTGGATTTGGATTGGAACAATTTGATCCAAGATAATACTTAAACAATTATATTTTATTATGTCAGAAAACATCAAAGCAGAAGCTTTAGACATTGAAGAAAAGTCTATTGCTGAAAAAGAAGCAGAAGTACAAAAAATACCGACCAATGAAGACGGTGATTACACTGTGGATTTAGGAAAAATTAACGAACCAAAAGAAGAAACAGATGCCGTTCAAGAACAAAAAACAGAAGATGGCGTGTTACGCGGAAGCAGCGAGAATGAAAAAGATGGGGAAGAAGCCAAAGTGGAATTGCAAGAAGTACAGCAAGAAAAAATAGAAGAGCCTGTACTTGAAGAGGTTATTGAAGAAGAAGTTTCAGAAGAACCAGCCCTAACGGCTGAAGAAAAACAACCAGAACAAAAAGT